AGTGCCGCGAGCCCAAGGTTGGTTCGGGCCGTCGCGGCATCCGACGCCCCCGTACCACCCTGCGCCAGTGGTACGGGTACCCCCAGCGGAATCCGTGTCCAGGTGACCGGAGATGTGGCCGTCAGCTCGTAGATTTGCCCAAGATCGGTCCTGAAGCAGAACATGCCGACGACGAGATTGGTGCTCGGGAAGGTCGTGCCGGAGAAGGCTGACCGGATGGCTTCGTCACGATCGAGAATGTCCTGGCGACTATCGCGGACCGCTTTGGTTGCCGGGATATCGGGATAGGTCTGTGCCATTGAAAACCTCGTTCAGTAGCCTTCGGCCGACCAGCTCGCATTGCCGGCGACGGGAGCCAGAGTGTCGGGATTGATGAGCGAGAGCTGGAAGCCGGTCGTCGTGATCGTGCCGATCTGCGGCACGGCCAGGACGGCGCCACCCTTGAAAGTCGCCTGCGCTTCCGGCGGTGCATTGAAGGACCGGGCAAAGTGAACAACCGTGCCGCCGATCGGCACGCTCACCGTTCCCCGGTCCCGAACATCGGGCACATCGATATTGAGCCGGGCTTCGGCCAGCGCCACCCGGCTGCCGGTCGTGCTTGGCGCTTCGAGGGCAAGACGCAGGAGTGCTCGGGCATATTCGTAGTCGCCCGGCGTGAGATCGCGGAACGGGCCGTAGCCGAGCGGACGGCTCTCGGCGACAAGGGCCGCGAAACCTTCCGCGTCGAGCGGCGTCGACCGAAAGGCGAGATCGGCGATTACCGCCTCGCTGGCCCGCAAGACGCGATCCAGAACTTCGAGCTGTTCCGGGTCCAGGTGAACCACTGCGGTGGATACGCGATCCACGACCGGGAGCGCTTCGGCGATCTGGACGATGAAGCCGATGAGATCGCTGTAGGTCTCGGACAGCGTGAGGGACTGGTGCGCGTCCGGCTGGGCGATGGTGCTGCGTTCTTCCGTCAGCCCAAGGCTCGACAGGCTCGGCTTGACCGCGAACCGCTCTGACTGATCCGCGAGCGATACGGATTCCTGCGATACCCGCTGTGCCGCTCCCACACGCACGTCGATGATCCCGAGCAACTCGGCGACGGCGCGAAGCATCCGCCGATCTGCGGCACCGCCGACCCCAAACGTCTCAAGGGCGGGCGTCGGCAGGATCTGCTTCGGCGCGACTTCGGCGATGGCGAAGGACTCCGCGACCTTCAGAACGAAAGCGATGAGATCGATATAGGTCTCGGCCATCGCCAGTACCTCGGCGCGGACAGCGATCGCCGTCTGTTGGCGCGCGTCGCCGACTACGAATGCATCGGCTCGAACCGCCAGGGGCAGCCGGGCTTCGAGCGCCGACAGGATCAGCCCGCCGCTTTCGGTAGCGACAAAGCTGGTCGCCGAGGCGTCGGCCCAGGCCTTGCCGCCTTCGGCGCTGTCCCAGGCAAACGGCGATCCGCTCCAGAGATAATCGGCGCCGGGCGTCGTGACGACTTCAACCGCCACTTCCGTCAGCTCATCGTGAAGGTGAAGCGCTGGGTCAGCGTGTCGTCGGCGCCCTTGTTGATCACGGCGAAGACCACCCGATCCAGCAGGGTGCCGTCGGAAGAAGCGTTGAGAACGCCGGCCTCGGTAATCGCGCCCGTCGCCTCGCCGGGATTGAAGGTCGCCTCGAACTGGAAGACCTTGGTGCCCACCGTGTGCGAGAAGGTCGCGGCCTTGCGAGCGATCTCGGTCTGCAGCGCCGTATTGCCCGCCGCAGCGGCAGTGATGCCGGTCCCCACGGCGATATGGCTCATGACGCCGGGGCGCCCCGAGGATGCGCCGATTGCCTGTGCCACGAAGCTGAAGCCTGCGTCGACGATCAGGTTGTCCTTGACCCGCAGGATCGCTGTGCCGTCCGGCTTGATCAGCCGGGCTTCCATGCGTCCGTGCAGGCAAAAGAGGTCTCCTTCCGCCTTCCGGCCCAGCAGGGCCAGAAGGTCGGCAATGCCGATCTTCATGATGTTCTCCTATGCGGGGTGAAGCTGCGCGCCGGTGAAAGCGCCAAGGGGAGCAAAGGGCTCGGCACCCGACACGATGACGCCCGTCTGGATGGATGCGGCGAACAAACGGCGCGTGGTTGGCGTCTGGCAGATCCCGAAGGTCACGAGATCGCCGGCGCGGCGAACGAGCGAGGCGACCACCCTGCGTCCCTGGTCATCTTCCAGGGCGAACGCGCCAATGTCGGGCGACCAGATCAGGCGCAGGGTTCCGGCCGTACCGGTGAGTGCGAGGTAGACGATCGGCTCGTCGAGCAGCGTGTCGAGCCGAACATCGAAGGTGGTCGAGAACTCCGAGGGGATGTTTACCGGCCACGCCGCCTTGGTGCCACCGCCGACCTTCAATCCCTGATCGAATCGCGCCGGCGCATAGCCAAGATTGGCCGCTTGGGTTGCCGCCATGCCTTTGACGCCCGTCACGTTGCCGGCCAGCCGGAAGCCTTCGATCAGGTCATTGGCGAGCGAAGCCTCGATCGCGATCTGCGTTCGCACCGTTGCCCCATCGACGTCGCCCAGCGGCAGCCAGGCGGACGCGGCTTCCGCGTCGTCCCAGCGGAAGGCGGCAACATCCCAAGTCAGGTCATCGGCCGGCACCGTGGCGATGCGCGCTTCCAGCCAGTTGCGCGCCCGCCACGTCCGACCGAGATCGACCGGGAAGACATACTCGCCACGCGGCAGGTTGGCTCCGCCGGTGCGCGCGAGCGCCAGAAGATTGCCGCCGATTTCTTCCATGCCCTGGGTCACGCCCGCCCAGTTCAGCGCTTGGCGGTCGCTGGCCAGGATGGCGTTGCGCCCGGTGAGTGGTGCGAGCCGCGTGGTGGAATAGGCGGCCGTGTCGCTGTAGAGGCCCGCGGGCGACACCGCCTTGATCCAGAACGTCTCGTCCGTGGCGTCGCGGATCGGCCAAAGTGCGACGAGATGGTTGCCGGCCGACCGGCCAACGAAGCGCCCGGTGCCCCAGGTGAGCCCGGCCCGCATTTCATATTCGACACCGCTGCCATCGACGGGTTCCCAGGATGCCCGGACGTGATCGCCCTGCGGCACGACATCGAACGCCGTCACGCCATCAGGTGGCGAGACGGCAGCCGAGACACTCGACGCCGTCGGGCTCAGCAATCCCACTTCGTCGATTGCCTTGATGTAGAAGAAGCGCTCGGCGGCATCGGCGAGTGCCACGAACAGCGTCGTTCCACGATGCCGGGTGGTGACGACCGTCCCGGCATCCCAAGAAGCGCCGTCGCGGATTTCGTAGCCGACGAGGTCGAGTGCCGAAACCGGCTCCCAACTGAGCTGCACCCCGTCCGCGCGACGCTCGGCGGCAAAGCCCACGACTGCCGGCGGGGGTGTCGTCCGGCCCACCACCAGATGCCCGGCGATTTCCGTCCAATCCGACGCGATCCCTGTGCGGCTGACGAAGCGCAGGCGCAGATCGTAGGTGACACCGTCCTCCACCGGCTGCACGCCGACCACCAGCGAATCGGCTGGCTGGGTGGGTACTGCAGACCAAGGGCTGCTGCTGTCCGATTGGCGGTAACGGATTTCGATCCCGTCGGGCGGATTGAGAGCGTCGGACGTCGGCGGATAGAGACGCACAACGATACGCGGGCTGGATCGCCCATCAGGCCCGCGCACCAGCACGGTCTCGTCCGACACCACTGACCAGACGACCGGCACCGGCGGGCGGACCAGTTCGATCTGCGCCGGACGCGTGATGTAGCTGTCGAAGGGCGGGATTGGCCCGGTGTCGGCTTCATGCACGCCGGGTGCTGCCGGGATCAGGATCAGCTTGGCCGAAAGGTTCGGCCCCGGCTCGATGCCCTTCACCAGCATGGGGGTGGCCTCGCGGCCCGATTCCCCGAACTGGAACAGATCGCCCGGCTCCGGCGCCAGGCTTTCCGGCAGCGCCGTCGCCAGGGTCACATCGCGGCTGTCTCCCGGTGCTGTAACCAAGGGCAGGACCTGACTGGCACCATCGGCTCGCCGGACCCGTAGCGCATAAGTCTTGCCAGCCGCCATGGGGGCCAGCTCGTCGAGCCGCAGGCCGGTCACCATGTCGTCCGTGACGATCAGGCCTTTGACCCGGCCCCATGCCAGTCCGACCAGGATGACGTCATGGGCGAACATGACGAGATCGCCATCGGTCGCCCGCAGCGCCTCGACATCCTGATAGATTTCGTGGGTCTCGGGACGAAGCCGGCCGACGGCGAGATGGTAGCGCCCCTCGCGCCACGCCTGCTCGGAGCGGATACAAGCCATCATGTCGACGGTCTCGAAGCGCTCGGCATTCGCAGCGCTGTAGCCATCGGCATAGACGATGCGCTCGTCCTCCTGCCAGTCCTTGTCGGGATTGACGAAGCGGACTTTCAGCGCGTGCGGCAGATCGATGAACTGTTTGCGGCCGGTGTAGTTGAAGGAGTTGCGCGGCGTGATGTGCAACACCGGCACGTTCTGCGGCACATCGCGCACGACCGAATGCTTGCCGTCGCGAATACCGTAGCGCGCCCGCGCATGGCCCGCGATATCGCGCAGCGCCTCGACCACGGAGCCACCCTCGACCACACCGTCAAAGGTCCATTTCGGTTGACCATCCTGTGCAACAGCATCGCAGGCTTGGGCCCAGGCGCGGATCGCCGGCAGGTCGATGCGCTCATCGTTCATCAACCGCGCACGGCCGCGCCGGCGCAGGATGTCGCAATAGGCCCAGGCGGGATTGCGCGAGAGCTGCCAGGACCAGGCAGCGCCATCCCAGACTTCGAGATAAGACGACGTCAGGCAGCTGATCTGCTGCAGCTGGTTGTTGATCTGCTCATAGGCCTTGAGCCGCAACGCCACCATGGCGAGCCCGCTCATCGTGACCGGCGGATCGTTGGTGATCGAGCGCAACGCCGAGAGCGTCGCACTGTCGATCAAACGCGGACCGGTCGCGTCAGCCGTCGTTCGACGCAGCCGCACTTCATACTGACCGGCTTCCGGCAGGTCGAAACGCCCGCCACGGCGCACCGGCGAGGACGACGCCTCTGTGATCGTGATCTTGCCGGCCGTCTCGAAGCCCGCATCGCCGCCCGACTTCCAGGGAATGGCTGCCCAGGCATCGTTCCCGACCGCGCGATACTCGGCATCGAACTCGACCGTCGCGTTCGAGCGCCCGCCCTGGTCGTTGTAGAAGGCGAGCCCACGATCGAACGAGATATCGAGGCTGATTTCGCGTGCACCGGGACGCGAGGTGATCGTGCGCCATCCTCCCGCCGCCGTGAGGGCAATGGAAAGCGGGTCTTCCTCGATACGCTGGGTATAGAGCGTGACGGGTGCGTCGTTCTCCCAACCCTCGCGGATTTCGACCTCGGCGCCGTCGAAGGCCGAGATCGGCGTGGCGCCGACGCGGATATCCTCGATCTTGAGGGGGCCATAGCCGACCAGCAGCAAGAGACGCATGTAGCGTTCGTTGCCGACCGTCTCGGTATAGGGCTTGGCCGCCAGAACCGGGAACAAACGCCGCTGTCCGTAGACGCGCGGGATCGCACCATAGGGATTGAGGCGGTTGGACGTCCCCGTGATCGCATAAGCTGGTGCCGAGAGTCCGGGTGCATCGGTCCCCCGCATGGCAGGACTCGGCGTGGGTGCGATCGCATTCACGAGGAGCGAGCCGACCATGGTGATGGCGCCCGCGATCACCAGCTTGGTGAGCCCCATGGCCGTGAAGACCCCAGCCGCATTGACCGCTGCGACCTCGACCCCGAACAGGGCGGCTGTCAGAGCCGGTGCTGCCCATGCCGCGAAGGCGATGACCGCGATGGCGCCGATGATGGCGAGCGGGTTCTTGCCACCCCCGCCCCCGCCGCCGCCCATGGCGTTGACCCGCACGAAGAGCCGCGCATTGGGTTTAGGGCGCACCCGTGCCCACCAGTGGCGCGGCACTTCTTCGTCGTCGACGAAGACCTGCAGGTAGGGCCAGTAGCGCTGCGGCAGGTCGGAGGCTTCGAGCATCTGCGCGAGGCTCAAGCCCGCCGGGGCAAACCGCTCCTCCCGCTCGGTCGAGAACGGGCGCGCGACCAGCGTCCAGCGGACCGGCGTCTCGATCTGCGATCCATCAAGCGGCATGGCGGTAAAACCCGAGCAAGCGACGCTCCCAGCGGGAGCCCGCGTCGAAGCGTTCGAGGACGCTGTCGCAGTCCTTTTCGATATGGAGCATCCAGCCGGACGCCACGACGACACCGACATGGATGGGCCGGCCCATCACGCGCAGCAACGCGCCGTCACCCGGCCTCTCGCTGCCCATGGGGACGGGCGTCCAAAGACGGATGCGCTCGTCCATCAAGGCGGCAAGCAGATCGCGGTCGTGGCCTGGCCGGTAAGCGATGCCCTCGTATTCCGGGACGGCGCCGCCGAAGCGTTCATTGATCACGAGCCGCAGGAGCCCGTAGCAATCGAGGCCCTGTCGATCGCGCCCGCCCTCCTTGAAAGGCAGACCGACATACATGCCGGCCCAATCGGGAAGCTCCGACATCAAAACGCTCCCGGAAAACGCGCAGGCGTCATCTGCTCGCAGACCGGCTCGGAGAGAATGTCTTCGTAGACGAGGTCGCCGGAGATCTCGCCCGCGTCCCAGGTGACGTTGCGCAGACGCATCCCGGCATATTCGACCTCGATCACATCGGGCTGGTCGGCGAGCACGACCCGCAGCGTGACGCTCGGCGGCTCGGCGATGGTGCGCACCTCGTCGACGATCAGCCGCTCGGTATTGTCGATCCGGATCCGGGCGATCATCGGCCGGTCCTGGCTTTCAGGCGGAAGCTCGACCTCGAACGGATAGCCGATGAAGGTCCAGCCCTGATGCACGACATCGATATTGTCGTTGACGACGCGGATCGGCGTACTGAGGCCGAATGCGGTGATCTCCAGAAGCACCAGCCAGACCTTGTCGGTCGCATCGGCATGCCCGGCCCGCGTCGCAGCAGGCGAAATCGTCCTCACGGCATCTGCTCCAGTTTCAACGAGACCGAGAAAAGAACGGCGGTTGCAGCCGAGACGCGGGGCGCCTCCATGAATCGGTATTCCGCAACACCGCCTTCACGCGGATGCACCCAGTCGAACGGAAGCGCGCCGCCACCGGTTGTTTCTTCGTAGAAGCTCCGCAGCACCGCGACCTGCGCTGCGGTCATCCGAAACGTCACTTCGATCTGACGTGGTGCTGCCGTAAACCGCCGGCGCAACTTGGCCGCACCGGCATCCATCGCCGTGCGCAGGACCGTCTCGGCAAACCGCTCCTGATAGCCGCCCACGGTGGGGCGCTGCGGCAGGCTGCTCGGCCAGACGAGGTTCGACATGGATCAGACCCGCTTGGTCATGCGCCGCGAGCCATAGGTCTCGCCCTGCGCGCGATCGAGCCTGCCGCTGCGGATGGCTTCCTCGATCTTGTCCTCGATGAAGACCGCGATCTCGCGTCGGCCGTCAGCACCGCGCCGCTGCTCGGTGCGGGCGGGCGGCTGGTCGCGACCGATGCGCATGTCGTAGACATTCACCGCCACGTCATTGGAGGGCGCCTGCGGCAGCACCCGATCGCGACGATCGAGGTTCCACCGGTGACGCGGATCGTTGCGGGTCAGAACCTCCTCGCCGCGCAGCCCCAGGAAGGGCACCTCGTCAGGCCGCAAGCCCAACATGCCGCCGGCATGGAAACGTCCAGCGCCAGCGAAGGCGCCGAGCGCCACCATGCGCGTGTGCGACGGCGCGATACCGACGAGCGCACCATCATGGCCCGCACCGAACAGACCAGAAAACCAGTTGCCGATGCTCTCGAAGAAGCCGGGACCCGTACTGGCTGCCGCAGACGCTCCGGCCGAGGCGGCAGCCTGGGGAGCGACGACACCGAACAGGTTGGGCATCGCGCCGACGATCTGGGTGGTGATCGGCAGGATGAACTTCTGCTCGATGAGCGTGGCCGCAATGCGCGCGGCCATGCGGCGGAATAAGCCCTCCGCGCCCTCGGCCAGATTGGCGAAGACGCTTTTGCCCGCCTTACCCGCATTGGCGAACCCGTCGACCAGAAACCCCGAGATGTCGCTGGCCATGCTTTTGGCCTGATCGCGGATTTCGCTGAAGTAGCGCGCCTGCTCCCTGAATGCCGCCGCCGAATCCTGGGCTTCGAGGATCTGGCTATCGACCCCACCCAACCGCTCGCGCATGGACTGCATGCGCTTCTCGCGCTCGATGGCGAGCTCCGCCGCCCGGCGCTGAGAGGGGTCGCTGAGACGCGCGGCCTGTGCCTCGCGCTCGGCGATATCGAGATCGTTCGATGCCGTGCGCCGCTCGCGCGCCAATTGCCGGGCGCGCTCGGCGGCAGCCTGCGCTTCGATGGCCCGTGTCGTCGCCTCGATCGATGCCCGGAGCCGCTCTTCGGCTGCCCCTGTTGCAAGAGACAAGGCAGCCCGGGCATCGCGGGTCGCGGCAAGCGACCGCTCGGCGACTTCGGCGCGTTGAACGGCGGCGGTGCCCTGTGCCTCCGCCTCAGCCAGACGCCGCGCGCTTTGGGCCGCGAGTTCCGCCTGAAACGCCGCACGGGCCTGTGCTTCGGCGCTTTCGACCACCCGGCCGCGCAGGATTTCCTCGGCGCGGGAGGCTTGATCCACACCGCTGCGATAACCTTCCAGTGCCGCTTGACGCGCGGCTTCCGCCCGGATGACGGCGGCCTGCCCTTGCCCATAGGCGTCGGCGACGGCGAGCGTCGCCCGGGACTGTATGTCCAGCTCGCGGGTCTGGTCCTGATATTGCTGGCGCTGTTGGGCGGCGGCATCGGCCACCATGCGCCGTTTGAGGGCTTCGGCTTCCAGCGCATTGAGATTGCGCTCGCGCGCGATCGTCTCGGCCTGGATTTCGGCTTCGATGATCGGCCGACGCGCAGGTGTCGCGTCATAGACCCGCTGCCGCCGCTCGAGGTCCGCGATCTGCCGCGCGGTCTCTTCGCCGATCCGCAATGGCTCGGGTGCGACGGGGGTGCGTGCCGTTGCGGCAGCCTGGGCCTGTACTTGCGCCCGTTCGGTCGCCTGCTGCAGCCGATCCAATTCGGCGCGCGCCGCATCGACTTGGCTCTGCAGCTGAGCCCGGACCTCATTGGGCGAGCCGAAGCTGAAGCCGGGGATGACGACTTCCGCATTGGGATCCCGGTAGAGGCGGGTTTCGCGGTTGAGCCGGTCGAGGCGTTCGACCGCCTGCTCCAATGCATTTGCCGCGTCCGCCAGGGGGTCGCGAGTGCGCGGCTGCGAGGGACCCACCAGATTGGCAGCGCCGCTGATGGCGCCTTCGACGACCTGAAGCGTGACGCGCCCGACCGCACCCCGCG